CAGTTCCTAATCGATGCCATGGAGTACCCGCAGATCCACGATATGCCATTTGAGCTTGAGCATTTACAATTTCAAGATTGTGCGCCATTACGATTTCCTATTCATTTCAAAATTATACGACTATTATATCCTAAATTTGGAGTCTTGTCAACTATTTTTTTCATTTTTTTTCATATTTTTTCAGTGGATCGTCTGATTTGCACGGTTCCAGACGTCCGTCATCATAGAATACGTATATACACCTAGTCCAGATCGAATACAATCAATAGCATGAGGAAATGTACTTCCATCTGAAACTCTAACAGGTTTTGCAAATAGCATAAGACTAGCATTTCTAAAAACTTCCATAATGAAAAAATGAGCTTCTCTTTTTGTTGTAAATGAACAAGCTCGTTCTAAATTTAATGGGTTTGAAGATGTCTTGGAAAACATTGCATACATATACTTATGTTCTTCGTCATTAATAACCTTAACTAAATTAGTTACATCAATTTCTTCCTCAGCACGCTTGTCGTTATAATCGTACATTCCTAAAAATATACCAAGTCTCTTATCGACGATAACCCATCTATCCGTGTAATTCATTATACTTTTTTCTTACGGCTGAAAAATGCTCTAAGTAATCGTGCGGACAAAATTGAAAAATTTGCGGTTCTGAATCATCGACACCTATGAATATAACTCCGTTACGAATAGGCACTTTTGTCATTTCATAAAACGCCATTGCATAGAAACAAACTTGCATAAAATAATTTTCAATTTTGTCAATTGTCTTTGGTCGTTTTGACGTTTTAAAATCAATGACAGATAATTCGCCATCCCATTCGGCAATGCAATCAACTTGGCCTGCGCATTTTAAAACATCGCTATACAAAAAGCATTCTTGAAACCAAACGTTATCTAATTTGTCATCAAGAATTCTTTTCATTTGATTAAACATAAACAAGTTTGAAGGCTGAGCTTTCTTTGCGTAATCTTCTTCATTATTGATATAGTCTTCGCAAAGTTTGTGTACCGCAGTACCTCTTGTAGAAGCCTGTCGAGATATTTTATTAGCAACTTCTTCGCCGACTCTTTTACGCCATTCCATGAGTTCCTTTTTACCGAGGATACTTAATACAGTCGTAACAGAAGGATATGCTGAACCATCAGGCGTAAAATATCTACGTCCTTCTTCAGTGGTTTTTCTTGTAAGCGTAGGGAGAACGATCCCGTGATCGATATGTTTAAATGTTTTCATAATGTCTAATATATCAAATTTTAAAGAGAATGTCAACCAATAAAAACGTTTGGAGCCCCAGATATAACAGCGCCTAAGTCGGCCGAGTCGCCAATTCTTGCTGCAGGAATTCCTCCCATTAATACTTTTGTTGACCCGGTATTAACAATCATACCAGGATGAGGAACACAGCTGCTTCCTGGTAACCAAGTATGTGTTGGATCTAATGTTGCGCCAACAACCGCGCCTAAAACTTCGCCTACCAAAACTGTTGCTTGTAATGTTGCAACAATTGGAGTTACTGGAGTACAAGGATGGCCTGTTGCTACTACATCTCCTATTCTTGCGGCTGGACTCATTTTTTTATTCCTCTTATTATAATTCTGTTGGAAAATCCGAAGGATCGACAAATTCAGAAGGATCGGCAGGTGGATTAGAAAAAGTATTAAACAAAATTAAACCTTCTTGTGAAGACCAAACAAGATCTTGAGTATAAGTATAATTTGATGCAGGAGTTCCCGCATCTTTTTTCAAATTAAAAACATATTCTACGGAATTTGTGTCAGGATCTGGTGGAGTCCATTCAAGAACAAATTCGTTATTTGATAATAGATAATTCCTTGCAGACAATATTGTCATTTCATTTTCTGTCGTTTCGCCAGTTTCAGGAAATATAGTTAAAAATTTATAAAGTTCTCCAGGAAACGGCTCAAACGCGGTTGAGCTTGTAACATTTATAGTGTTATTAGATACTTTTGTTGCCGTTGTGTATATAGGATCACTAACAACGTTAACATCAAGCAACGCGGTATTTGCGTATGTATCAATTACACCAGGCATATTTTCAACTTCAGTCGAAGTATTAGCATAAAATTCAATGTTATAGCTGTATTCTTTTAACGATTCATTTGAAAAAATAGAAGGTAACAAGGTGGTCGTGGGGTCCGCAATGTACCCCACTTCCGTATAATTACCTCCAATATTTGTTATCCTATAATAAATGTCACCGATTGCCATTACACTGCCTTAAGATATCGCTCCGGGTTATAACCTTCCTTTGCTAATATATATTCCTTCACAAGACCAGATCTAACAATATCGTTAATACCGAAATTGATTACTCTGAACGAAGGAATTTTTTCTAAGACATTTAAGAATCCCGGTAGACCTGTAACATCAGCTCGATTTCGAGACATCTGTAAATCATCTTGTTTTGTGTCTCCACAAAAAATGATTTTTGAGCATTCTCCTACTCGAGTAATAATACTATCTAATTCGTGTAATGTCATTGATTGGCATTCATCTACGATGATGATTGAGTTGTCAAAGGTAAGTCCTCTGACGAATGAAGAGGTGGTAAATTCTACCATATTTTTTTGCTTTAGGATATCCCAAGCATCTCCTCGTTGGAAAAGGTCTACGCATATATCTGCGTATGGGGTTGTAAACACTGCCTCCTTTTGTTGTTTATTGCCGGGCATAAAACCCTGCTCCCGCGTCTGTACGGCTGAGCGCACGACGATGATTTTTTCATAATCAGGCTTTGATAAAATGTCTCTCAAACCTAGGTACATTGCACACATTGTTTTTCCTGTGCCTGCAGTACCAACCGCAGCGATGTTATACCCCCTTGCATAATCATCGAAGAATTCCTCTTGCGAGGCAGTTAACGGATCGATCCGTCTCATATTAAATCGATTATTTACAATGTAGTTTGTGCTACTTTCCATCCTCCTTTTTTCTTTCCGTGAGAGCCTTCGTTGCTGTTTAGACATAGGGACCTCCTTGGACTTCTTAAGTCAGAAGTCATTGATGGTGTTTTTTATTGTTCTACTCCCTTTATGGGTACCTTTTACTTCTTTAAGAACATCACGAAAACTCGCATCAGGCTTTTTAAGCCCAAGGCGTACTGGGTCACCGATTCCCAGAAATCCGGTAATTATTTGCTGTATATGAGGATTGGCTGCTAGGTATTCTTCCTTTGCAGCAATAGACATGAGTTTTGAAAACTCTTCTTGTGTGTTGTTATTTCTAAAATCGTATGTTGGCATAAATCTCCACCTGCAAATTTATTTATACAATTGCTTCATACAAGTCTTGCCAATTTTTAATACGACGTATAGAAGGACTGTTAAAATCTTTGTTATGAGGATGATGTATTAAATACGAATCCAAACCTACGGCAAGACCAGCAATCGCATTTTCAGGTTTATCTTCAACCCAAATACAATCACTATCTAAATACGGTTTTAAAGCTTCATCTTTATCAGCCCCACAATCAAGACATACGATTTTTTCAAAAACTCCTACACCAAAAAGAGTTTCTAAATTTTTCCGTCGAAGAGCTTTTGCATAAGGATTTAAACTTAATGAAGTAATGCAATGGAATACGTAACCAAATTCTTCATGTAATTTACGTACATATTTAATTGCATCTTTATAAGGAGGAAGATAACCTATATTTGCAGATTCATTAAAATGACGGACTAAACTTTTTGAAAAGTCTTTTTCTAAGTCGAATGCTTTATGGATTGAATACTGACCCCACTTTTTTGGCTCATATCCTTTTTCACGCATCCAATTATAAAAACCGTATTCCCAATCCAAAAGAACACCGTCGCAATCGGTCAAAATGACCTTTTCACTGATATCGGCACCACGCCACATAATAAACTCCAAACGTTAATTGCAGATCCATTATATCCTACAATTAACGTTATGTCAATAGTTTTTTTAAAGAAAATCTTTAAAATTTGATAATTTTTCGTTCCGGCGATTGCGGCGGTTATATTTTTTGCCTTTATTTGACTGTTTTTCGCGACGACGGTCTTCGTTAAGATCGCCCCATTCGTCGTTAAATTTATTGTTGTCAAATTTTCCGTTACGAAAATTTTTGTACCTCTTACCCATTGTTACACAATCCTAGTTTCATAAATGTCTGGAAATATTTCTTCTAGCAATTTTTTGCTCAAACCTTTAAAAGGTTTTTGGGATATCATATGAACAAGCATTTCTGCATCGTCATTATCAACATCCTCAAGTAAGCTGATAAATAAACTTTCTCTTTTTAATTGAGGAAGATTATCGTATCCTCCGCCTTTAACAAAAATTCTTAATCGCCTTACTTCTCCATACAACATATTTTGAACATCTATATAATCATTCTTTTTCCATGGGGGCGCAGTATTAGGAATTAAGAATTCTATTTTTTTGTCGTACGTCAATCTTAAAATTTGTCGAAGCTGCAAACTATTATTTTTTCTAAACCAATCAATTTTTTCTTGTTTGGTTTTTAAGTCTGCAATCTTATTAATAATTTCAGATAAACTTAATCTCATCGGCATAATTAAAAGTCCTGTATATCACTAAGTAAGTTTTTCAATTTGTTCATAACAAAATAATTAAAAAGTTTTTCCCTACCAATTGTTTTTTCAGAACGATATTCTGATAATATTTTTTCTTTATATTCAGAAGGAATTTCAGAAAGATCGATCATTCTTTTGTTGCGCTTAAAACGTAATGCCGTTTCTGCGTCCTGACAAGCATCGCCTTTCATGAAACTTTCTAATCGTTTTTTAGTCATTGGCTTTTGTCTTTCGCCAACGGCTAAACAATTGTCGGCGCTGAGGATATTTGGAACACCGTCTCCAACGTCTCCTTTTAAAATGTGTTCTTGCAAATATTTATCAGGAGTATCGTTGCGGATCCATCTTTTTCTTACTGGATCAAATTGAGATACATTTGCATAGGTGTGCAATTGAATATAATCTTTATCACCAGACAAGATCAAGAATGGTTCAGAACCCATATTCAATTCGGTACCATATTCATGGACAACAGTACCAATAATATCGTCTGCCTCAAGGCGATCAATATTGATTACTTTATAGGGAAAGTTTTGATCTAATTCATCACGAATTTTATGAATGATTTCAAACAAACGATTCCAATCAAGTTCCGATTCGTCTCTTGACTTTTTTCGATTTGCTTTGTAATAAGGAAAGTAATCTTTACGCCATACATTTTTACTATCACAACAAATTACAAAATTTCCATAATCCTTAGAGAATTTTTTACGATTGTGTAAAAGAGATGAGAGAAACATATGACGAATGAGATTTTCATCAGGTTCAATGTTATGATGATTGCCAATGCTTGCAAACAAAGACGCCAGCATAACTTGGTTGTAGTCTACTAAAATAGCCATGTTTTATCCATAATTTAATTTGAAGATCTATTATATCAAAGATCTGTTTCAATGTCAACCATTTCTTCTGCGGTTATTGTTTGCTTTGCAAATTCTTGCAGTGGATGTTCAACACCGCTTGAAAGCAAATGGAGAGACCGTATTGATTCAAAGACCAATACCATTGAAGGGAAATACTTATCGATGTCTTTATTAAAATCGCACCCGGATCGAGTCAATTCGCACAAAACATTTTCCCAAAGTATTTGGGCGATTTCATCTGAATAACTTGTTTTGTATTCTAAAAGTTTTGCCTTGACTTCTTCAGGAGAGCTAGGAGCATCCATGATGCTCATCTTTGGAAAGTCAACAATATTATTAGTCACCTTTCAAATTCCTTAAACAGGCATTCCACAACGTTCTGAAAGTTGCAATATTATTTCGTGCTAAATTAAAACGATCAGACGTTGTAAAGGCATTAAAATAGTTCTGATCTTCATTAATAGTTTGAATAAGTTTTTTAGCAATTGAATAACAATAATTTGCATGCGCCTGTCCATCTTGATGCCAATCATACATAATTGTTGCGTTGCTAGCAGTCTCAGGAAGTGCTCCTAAATTTGGATGCACACAAATACATTGTGACTTAATTGCTTCAATTAATGCAAGACAAGAAGTTTCTTTCCAAATGCTAGGATAAAGAAATACATGAGATTCTTGAAGTTCATGGATAATTTGTTCATTCGAAACAGTTCCATGATTGCGCATTTTAGGATGAGCGTCGATCATATCAAATAATTGTTTATAAGGCTCGTCACGCTGATCCCATCCGTAAATTTTAAATGAAGAATATACATCTAATTCAATGTTATCAAATTCTTTACACAAAGCGTCGAAAATAGGAACTAACAATTCCAATCCACGATGAGGTGTTGTATGATAAATGAATTTAATTGTTGAAGTGTCTTTATCTTGAGGACTATAATTTTTTTCTATTGCATTATAAACAACTGAACATTTGTCATAAGGAATTTGAAAACGGTTGATATAATGATCACGTTGCCAAGCGGAAACAAAAACAAAATGGTCAAATTTTCGCCAACCCATATTATGAAGGATATCCATTTCCGGATCCTCGGCCAAATCATGCGCGTAAAGAATGTTTTTTACATCATCATACATTTCTCGCGGACGTGAAAAATGGATAGCGAAATCTTTTAATAACGATTCATCGACGTTATCAAGTAAACGTCGTCTCATTAATTCGCTACCACCCATTGCATTTTTTGACAATTCGGACTCTATTACTTGTCCTTTGTATATACAACTCATACTTTTTCAACCTTTTCAATACTTTCCAAAAAATTTATACGAAAGGATCTCCAACCATTATTTTCTAAATCGTATACGGAAATAACTGTCCTATCCTTTTCAGGGTGAGGTTCAATAGCAGAATCAAGTTCTGACAATTGCGGATATCTTGTTTCGGCAGGGTGAATAACCTTAGAAGCTTCAGGAATCATATCTTCCAATAATGTACATTTCATTGTACGTTTTTCGCCGTTCACTTTTTCAAATTTGATTACGCAAACGTTTTCTTTTAAAAGCTCAACGATCTCTGCGGGTTTCATAATACAATTTCTCCATATTTTTTATCTTCAATTCTAGAATAATCAAAGATTTCTTCAAGTGTCAATTTACTTCCGACATCTTCCCAAAAGTTTTTTATCAAATCATAAGAACGAACACACGCCTCATCTTGTCTTTGGTATTGATATATATTCATTGATTTAAAATCAAATATGTTATGATTAAACAGCGGAAAATGCCACACTCTATCAAAACCTAACGGATGCATAAGAACGTTGTTCTCTGCGGAAAACCAAGGAGGCATTCCTTTAATATAAGGATTTGGCATTCTCCAGTGTATAACATCATCATCTTCAAAATAAAACTTAACTAACTTTCTTGCATACTTTCTAGTGACAACATAACACTGTAATCCATGATCATAATATTCTCGCCATCTTGGTACCATAATAGGATCCTTACACCAACGGCTCCATGGGTCATCCCAAACCCCGCACAAATGTAATGCACCCCATTTAGTGCCCATTCTTTTTAAGAATTCTTCAAATGTAAAATTCCAATGTTGAACTGTAGTAAAATCAACATCGTCTTCAAAGAAAACTCCAAATTCATCATCGGTTGTTTCTAACCATTGTTTAATAGCTAAAAGATGAGACGACGTCGTTCCTTTAGCGATGTCTTTTATTTTAATTTGATCTCCGACAAAAGTAACAGATGGATTTTTATCATCCCAACGGTCAAACATTATAAAATTAATATCCGATATTCCATAATCGGCAAAACAGTTTATTGTGTATTCTTTTCTATCGGGTGCCTCGTTTAAATTAATTACATTAGGCCGCGGCATTCCTTTAAATTTATTCATAAAAAACTTATAATTTAACAGCCAATAAAACCAAAATTGCAAATAAAAGAAGGTTAGTAAAAAATAACTCAACGGCTAAAATAGTATGATACCACAGCCATCGCGATTCGTATACCTTTTGGACGTTTTCATTTTCGGTGGTAGGTAATTTATCAATGGCGTCTAACACAGGATCATAAGGTTTGCCATCAATCCATTGTATAATTTTTTTAAGCATAACGTGCCTCGTTTCTAATACAGGTTTGAACGTTTCTTAATGCGCTATGAAAATTAGATAAACCTGCATTGTTGTAAATTCTATATGTTTCAATGTTAAATCTTTCAGGAAGAATGTGATCTTCGTTAATATTTGAAACACTTCCATGAATTAATTCTTTTGTTAGGTTTCCGTTAAAATAACGCCTAGAATCGTTTTCGTAATCGCAACCTTCACGAACCAATTGTACTAACAATATGTTTTCGTTTCCAACCTTTTCTATAATAGGTTTAAGTTCTTCGACAAATCCGCCATCAGAAATTGCATAATTTTTTTCTAATTCAATTTCTGTAGAAACTTGCTCACCGAAAAAAGCTGCGCCATATTTTGGTTTAATAACTTTTTCCGAAACATAAATCATTGCCTCTCTTCTCGACATTCCATTGAGTTTTTTTTCAGGCAATTCTTTACGGTCTCGGTTTTTATAGCCAAGCATAAACCAATCTTTGCTTACATTGAAATACTTATATGTTTCAAGGAATAAGACGTGTTTAAAAGAAAGATGTTTGTAGCCGTAATGCTTTTTGAAAAAATCTGCCGCTTCATCTTTACCTGAACCGGGCGGGCCATTAAAAATAACAATCATTCACGTTCCTTATAAAAACCATACTTAGCAATAAAATAAGAATCAACCACATCGTCGATAGGACTTTTAGATTTTGCTATTATATCAAATTTTGAATAAATGTCAATACCTGTTTCAGAAATAAATGCATCAATCATTTGTTCTTTCTTAGCATTTCCCTTTCCGGTTGCAAATTTTTTAATTTCAGTTGGGGCAGGGGTTTCAACTCTAAAATGGTTATGATGCAAGCGATACTTAAGTACACCCGCATTTTCAGCAATTTGAAATACTCGGCCGACTGCGCCAAATGCATATCCTTCAACATAAACTACATCCGCTTTGTGGTGTATTGTTTCAAAAAGAACGGGGCGAGAAAGTTTCCAATATCGATCATAATCGTTATCCCATTTAGGATGGCGCCGCGGAAAAAACCCGTCTCCTGTTTGTTCAAGAACACGATCGCTATTTGTTTTTGCGTGGACGAGATAGAAGAGTTTGCAATTTTCAATGGACCATTCATCACCAATATGAACACACCAAGCAGGACTTGATAAACTATAATCAACACCAACAATAACCATATAAACACCTCAATTCATTTGAGATATTTATTCCGATCTGAAAAAGACGTGAGCTCCTATCCTACCTACAGAATAAAAATGTTTATTCCAAGAAGGGGCAACATACGTTGTATGATAGTGAGTTGCGCCTTCAGTAATACCTCGAAAATGATTGTCCTTTAATATCGAATACGCAACATATTGCGCTTGAGACCATGCGTCAGATTCATGCGGGAAATCATCTTTACCATCGCAATACCAACTGAACTGACACTGATTACGCAGTGGCACGAGCTTCTCTGGATCCTTCCAGGAAGGTTTTGTTTTACCTTGATATACAACTTCACAAACTGTATCAGGGTATCTACGGTCCTCTACTCGGTTTAAAACGACATCTGCCACGGCGTATTGACCTGCAAGATTATCGCTTCTGCTTTCATGGTAAATATTGAGCGCAAGACAATGCGCTTCACTAGTATCTAATAATTGCCAGAATTTATCGTGGATGATAATAAACGGTTCGTCGGTTATATCATTGCCATAACTATTCTCCGACCACATATAAGCAAAAATACCAACAAGAGCAATTAAAGACAAAATGGCTGGTTTGTAACTAGATTTGTATTCTTTCATCGCATCACCATAATCTGTTTTTCGTCAACAAGCGCGACACTTGGTTTTTCAATGTCTCGCTTAAATGCACCAGTGCTAACAATGAGTAACATGATAGCAAGAGGATCAAAAACCATAACGATAATAATAATAATCCAACGAACTGCAACATCGAAATAATTGCTTGCTTGATCGCCATAGATTAACTCCGCTATGTATTTGAGTGGACCTATCTCAGCTTCTAGTTCAAGCTGAGTTTGTTGAAGTGGTATTAACTCCAGTTGATAATTTTCAATTTGTTGTTGAGCGTCTCGAATACTTTTTTCTAATTGGCTTCTTTCTTCTCGTTGGGATTCACGTATAGCAATTGAACCTTCCGGTCCTCGTATTCTATCATAATCGATAAGCGTTTGGACTTGTCGGTCAAGACTCTCAAGCACTGTCTCTGATGATTTGATATTTCTTTCTTCAGATTCGATTCTTTTTTCAAGTAACTGAATTTGTATATCATTATTTCCACCGACTGATATAGTTTGTTCTATATGAGCTTTGGACAGATATCCAAAAATACCCATACTCGTAATAAGCATTAGAACTACAACCGCGAAAACAAAATAACTTCTTGTCAGAACGTTAATTCTATCCCATTCATAATGTACCCATGCTGCGGATACAAGTTTAGCGAATTCAAGAACGCTCGCCATAATAACAACTGAAATAAACGCGCCAGAAAAAATTGTGGCTAGCCCAGCAATAGAAAACCAGGCAGCCACAAAGGCTAAAGCTATCGAAGTAAATAGCGTTAGATATTTCATGTGATTAAATTAAAGGAGCGCCGTCTTCATAATCTAAATAAGCCATAACCGCAAGTAATGCACTCACAAGATATTCGACTGGGGTTTGCGCAAGAAGCGCAATTAAAATAGACAAACCCAAACTTATTTTTACAGAATGATTCCGAATAAAATTTTTCATTTGATCATCTCCGATATTTCTTGTGCGTATTTTTGATTGGTTACTGGGACTGCGTTGGATTTATGGAGGGTGGCGATTCCAATGACATAGTCGCCTGTGTATTGCTGAGACTCTCTTCGATTTCCTCTCGCCGTTGCTGGAGAAGCCACGCACGATGCATAGCGGTTTGTCTCAGCCGCTCGTTCTTGAGCGATTGACGGTTTCGGTTTGTACTCCTGAAATTTTGGCGGGACATACTTGACACAGACTTCTCCTTTTGGCTTGCGGGGTTTACGTTTGCGACCGTGTTGATCGTACCGAAAACTATTATGTATAAACATTCAAATCTCCGTATTGGTGGGACAGGAAGGGATCGAACCTTCGACCAATTGGTTAAAAGCCAACTGCTCTACCGCTGAGCTACTATCCCAAATGGCATTCCCGAGGGGAGTCGAACCCCTGTTACCAGGATGAAAACCTGGAGTCCTAGGCCTCTAGACGACGGGAACAAATTGTTAATTTATAAAGCTATTCTATCACAGTTGACAGGGGATGTCAACTATTTTTTTTCAGTTTTTTAGGTTTTTTGAAGATTTTATCCCAATTTTTATCAAATTGGTCTTTTTTTACAGATAGAGGTCTTGGCTTTGATCCTTTTCCACTCATATATCACTTCTCAATGTTAGGATAATATTTTGTTTGTTTCTTTGTACGCTGTACATGAACTTATTAACGTATTGACTTATTGTTGTTCCAATTTCTTCTTCACTAGTCAATTCGTTTACGTTAAATTCGATTTTTTTAGGCAATTCGCCTCTTTTTCTTTTTTCTGCCAAAAAAGGAAAAAATGAATCTAATATTTCGCACGCATTTTCAACGTTTATTTTTAAGTAATCAATTTCAATTACATTATTCATTTCGCAAATTTTTGATAAAGGAACTTCGGCAACAAAATCAATTTCTACAAGATCTTTAATTCCCATCATTGTATGTTGATAATGATAGTCTCCTAAAGAAAAACAGGTACGCAAAGACTTAGGAAATTTCTTTTCCTTTATAATTTGTTCTGGAACGTAATAGACTTTATTCACGCCTTCTTTTTCCGTTAAAGAAATGGCACAATTATATTTCTTAATTAAAGGTTTAGATGGTATCAGGTCAAAATAATACTTAAGTGGTTCTATGCAAATTCCTCTATCTGAATTGCCTGCCGACTCAGCTAAAGAATTTACACCTGCTGTTCCTATCTCGATAAATTTTAGTTTCATTTTTCTTCTGTTGGCAAATGTACCTTAGAGATCCAGTTTTTTTGTGTCTCTACATACTCATGCAAATAATACTGGATATAGTTCACATCTTCTGTTGTTAGAGTTCGAATTGAATGTGTCAAATTATAACACAATTTTTGCATCTTGTCAATTTTTTCTTGATTCATTAGATGAATACGTCAATCGTCATCATACTCAAGCCAAGAATTGCAACCATACCAAACGT